CCTGGGGTAACTTCCCCTGGAGATAATCCTTCCATCCCTATAGGTAAATTTTACCTAGAGGTTCAGCCAGGCCAGCTTGCCCTTTTTGGGCAGGCTTCGGCTCAACTGAAAAATCCATTATTGTCTGGAGAGATCACTTATGATGAACTTCATAGTGGTCCCCCTTACACTTCTGGAGGTGACTTCGTGAATGTTAAAGTCGATTTGCCTGCAAAGCAGGTAATGGGTGTTGGTAGATACAAAGGCCAAACTGATGTCACTTATTATGGCATCGGAACTGGTCCTGTAATCTACCATGGAGGATTTTCTCCTGTAGGGGTCTACGATGGTTGGAATATTCCTTCCATGGTAAATGGCCCAAACTACATCCCATCTACTTCCGAATGGGAGTTACTGGCTTATAAAAGAACTAAGCCAAAACTTCAGAAAGCGGACGCCATGATCTTCACTGCGGAGGCCCGGGATATTCCCAGGATGCTTCGCACTACTGCCCGTACCATGTATAGTACATGGAATGCTATGGGCGGTAGGGAGACTGGCCGACTTATGCAACCTAAAACTGTTGCAGACAACTTTCTGAACCACCAATTTGGGTGGGTTCCGTTTCTATCTGATATCCGGAAATTATACCGGACTCATCAGAATGCCGAAGCCATTAAGCGCCGATTAACGCGCGATAATGATCGTTTCGTGAGACGGAAAGTAACTCTTGATACATCGACCGATACGAATATTTGGGGCTATGGTAATGGCATGTCGGTTGAACCGGCAGGTTATTACATAGGTACCTTATTTCGTGCTGGTACTAGTCCTACGTGGGAGTTGAAAGAAGAAATTCGATCAACTGTAACCGCTGTAGGCTCGTACAAGTATTATCGGCCTGAGTTCGATAAGGATCTGCCCGATTATAACTCGGCTTGGAGTTCTATGCAACGTGATCTCACGATGTATGGAGCTCGCATTTCACCTTCGAACGTGTATCGTGCAACGCCTTGGACGTGGCTGGTGGACTGGTTTTCAGATTTTGGTGACAATATTGACACCATGACTGATATAATCCAGGACTCAGTCGCCGCCCGGTACTTGTTTGTTATGAAACATTCCAGCCGAGAACAGGTGTTTACACAAACACTGCCGTTCCACGATGGAGTTGTTTCTCTAGCCTGGTCCGCCAAAATGGAGGGCAAGATTAGAAAGCAAGCAAGCACGCCTTATGGATTTGGCCTGAGTTGGAACCTTTTAAGTCCAACTCAAATTGCGATCCTAGCTGCTTTGAAGATTATGAGGCCCTAAAGGCCTCCTTCATGTAGCTAGAATTATCGCGCTGTTAGGTCGACGGGCGGGGAGAATTGGATAACTCTCCTACCTATGACAGCGTCAACATCCAAAATCAGTTTTGGAGGTCAACTATGTCTTTTCCCGACCCACAAGTGGTCACCGTTAATGCTGTCGCTAAGTCGATGCCGCGTATCTCAAGTGAAGGGACAAAATCCCTTTACCAGACCGCGGACGAGTTGTTTAAAATGACAATCTCGCACACGAAATCCGGAGATCGAATTCGATCAATGGTTCGTGTCGACCAGCGCGCCGTGGTTGCGGACCCATTGACTTCTGTCAATGACTACGAGAACCTCGGTTTCTATTGCGTTCTGGATAGGCCCATTTATGGGTTTACCATGGCGCAAATCGAACAGCTTATAGCCGGATTCAAAACCTGGCTAGATAACACGGCTATCGACCGGATCGTCGGATCGGAATCTTGAATTCCGAACGGCTTCTGGTTTACGTCGAATGGGATTAAATACCCCGCTCGCCGGATAGCTATCACGTGTTGGTGCCATTTGACTGGTGCCAATACTGGCATCAGTACAGGGACACAGACGTAGCTTGAAGATGGCCCCCAGTTATGGAGGTATCTTGAAAAGCAACGTAAGTGACTTTCTGGAGCTGGCGCATAGTGTCTATATAGACGCTTGCGCAAAATGCATCGCTGATGTCTCTGATTTACGTGATTTACAAACTGTTAAATCACGGGTCGAAAATGAAGGTTTGTCGTTTTTAACGATAACCCTCCCCCAGTTCTGCACTGACTTCGAAAGAAGCTTAGCAGATGGGATTATTGGCTCAAAGCTCTTCTTAAGTTTTAAGAAGAACCGATCAATCCCTGCTTTTTTGCAAGGTATGGTCAGCCAAATTTTCGACTATGAGACAGGAAGGATTTTCGATGTTAACTCGAAAAACTGGTCCAAGGATAGTACCACCGTTATTGAAAGCATTAGGCAAATTTGCCTTGCCTTCAAGAAAGTGGAAATTGCCTGTTCTCCTAAAAGAGAACGAGCAGCCTTGGATGAGTACATCAAAACTGAGCAGTCTTTTGACATGTTTACGTTGTCAGAACCGGACTACGCTAAGTTTATTAGCGTATCTGGTATGCTCTGGGATAATTTGGTTAGTACAATTGTGCTTTCCGAATGTGTCCCCGCGCATGGTCCTGGCATTACTGCCGAAGGTATTTCGGGAAACCGTAAATACCATTGGCGTAGCTGGCACGATAGGCTTGAGCCTTATTTCCCTCTCATTGATAGTGGGTACCCTTTGGGTACTCCCATCGATTCTGAGGAGCTCAAATCCGTTACTATCGTTCCGGAGGAACAAGAGCAACCTGTAAAAGTTGTATTTGTTCCTAAAACACTCAAAAGTCCCCGGGTTATCGCTATCGAGCCTTGTTGTGTACAATTTGCACAACAAGGGATTCGGTCGGCTCTTTATGAGGCGATCGAATCTTACTGGCTGACGAGAGGTCACGTAAATTTTCGTGACCAATCCATAAACCAGCAGCTTGCGATAACAGCGTCGTCTACAGGTCTATTAGCAACGATAGATCTTTCTGATGCAAGTGATCGGGTTCCCCATGATCTTGCTATGGAGATGTTCCGTTCAAACCCTGATCTTCAAGGTGCGATCGAAGCATGTAGATCGACTAGAGCGCTTCTCCCTGATGGTACTTTAGTAGCACCATTAAAGAAGTTCGCGTCTATGGGTAGTGCTCTCTGTTTCCCCGTTGAGGCCATGTATTTCTACACATTATGTGTAGTGGCCTTACTCGAGGCACAGAACCTTCCTGTGACTTCTAGAAACTGTTTTATTGTTTCTAGATCTGTCCACGTCTATGGTGACGACATAATCGTGCCATCGACGTATGCGATTGCTGTCCTTGATTACCTGCAAAAATACAATTGCAAGGTAAACGCCAATAAGACTTTCGTTAGTGGAAACTTTCGAGAGTCGTGTGGTGAAGACGCTTACTTAGGTAAATCGGTTAAACCGACTTACTTTCGGAAAGTGTTTCCAAAGGACAGGCACCAATCCGATGCCTTAATCTCGTGGGTAGAAACCGCCAATTCCTTCTACTTGAAGGGCTATTGGAGGACTACCTCGCTCATTTTTGAAAAACTTGAGCGGGTAATAGGGCCTTTGCCTTATTTACCAGAGACAAGTCCCGGTTTGGGCCGTATCTCTTTCTTGGGGTACCGTTATACTGAACGTGAAAACGTTCGGTGGAATGGTAAACTCCAACGCCTTGAAATAAAGGCTTTGGTCCCAAGTCCCGTCTATCGCACTGATAGATTGGGGGGGTACGGCGCTCTGATGAAGATCTTCCTAACTTCAAGGGGTAGGGATTATAATAATCTCATTCCTGAAGCCACGGATGTTCGACATCTCGAGCATAGTGCACTGCACGGCGCAGTTTCATTAAAACGCCGTTGGGTCCCGGCCTCATAAGGCCGGGGGATGACGTAGATACGTCACAAAG